CATTGAAGATGAAGAGAATTCTTTTGAAATTGAAGACCTTCAATATTTTGGTTTAGAGTCAACTCCATTAATTGAAGATCCTTTTACAAAAGTTGCCTTTTCATCCCTATCTCCAAAGATGAAAAGGAAAGCCCTAAGGTTTTCTAAAAAATTTGAAGGCGCTGACGGTACTAAAACAAAATATGTTGATCCAGAAACACTTGATGGATATTCATTATATGATATTGTTAATCCACCATACGATTTAGATAATCTTGCTGGGTTGTTTGATTCAAGCGCAATTCACAATGCTTCTGTTATGGCTCGAGTTATGAATACTGTTGGTGTTGGTTTTGAATTTGAAGAAACAACAAAATCAAAAAGAAAAATTGAAAAAGCAATGGGTGATCCAGATAAGGTTAGTCGCGTTCGCAAAATGCTCCAGGACGAAAAAGAAAGGCTTGATGAGGTTTTTGAAAATATAAATGTTGAAGAAACTTTTATTGAAACAATGATTAAAGTTTGGCAAGATGTTCTTACTGTTGGTAATGGATATTTAGAGATTGGCAGAAACAATTCCGGCAAGATAGGATATATTGGTCATATACCAGCAACCCTTGTTCGGGTAAGGAGAAAAAGAGATGGGTTTGTCCAAATCGCAAGGACGAGTAAAATTGCGGCAGTCTTCTTTAGAAACTACGGTGATGAAAAAACAGAAGACCCAATCAATACGGATCCCAGACCCAATGAAATTATTCATTTTAAAATTTACACTCCTAAAAATACATATTACGGTGTTCCTTCTTCGGTGTCTGCTGCCGCTGCAATTATTGGCGATAAATTTGCAAAAGAATATAATATTGACTATTTTGAAAATAAAGCTATTCCTCGGTATGCCGTTATAGTTAAGGGTGCAAAATTAAGCAATCAATCCAAGCAAGAACTTATTAATTATTTTAGAAAAGAAGTTAAAGGTCGCAATCATGGTACTCTTGTTATTCCAATCCCTGCCTCTATTGGCGCTGATAGCGATATCCGTTTTGAAAAACTAGAAGCTGGCGTTCAGGATGCCTCATTTGATAAATATAGAAAATCAAATAGGGACGAAATTCTTGTTGCCAATCGAGTCCCAGCACCCAAAGTTGGTGTATATGATAATGCAAACCTCGCCGTGTCTAGAGACTCAGATAAAACATTTAAGATGCAGGTCGTTGGACCAGATCAATCGGTTATTGAAAAGAAGATAAATAGGATAATGGCAGAGTTTACCGATCTATTTGTTTTAAGATTTAAGAAGATTGACTTGATTGATGAAGATATTCAGTCTAGAATTAATGACAGATATTTGAGAACAGAAGTTATTGCGCCGAACGAAGTTCGCTCTGCTCTTGGCTTACCAGAGCGAGCAGATGGTGATGAGGTGCTTCCGTTCCCATCTAAGGTTAAAAAAGAACAGTCTGGTCCCGGTGCTCCAATTGGAAATTCCAACAATGAAGCATCTCAGCCCAGAAATGCGAGAGCCGATACCCCAGAAGGAAGTTCCGACCCAAGAGAATCGGGTGATCAAGCCGAAAGGGGAGAAAATCAAGATAATGCAGGAGGTGCAGAATGAATAGCGGAATGGGAATTGTTTATTCCAATGCTGGCGTTGACAGTACGGCAAATACTGTAACCCTTGTTGGTCATACAACAAGTATTAACTTTCTCAACACACATGCTTCTACAAATGCAGTTATTAAACTTAATGGTGGTCCACACCAGATTTTAATTCCAGCAAATAAGGATTATGTTAAGGTTGAGGGTGACTACACTCAATTTCAAGTTGTAACTGCCAACGTAACGGTTGCAGTCTTTGCACTTGGCTGATTTGCTATATAATAGATTTATAGCATACACTTAGGAGTACATCTTTTATGACAAATTTTAATATGACCTTTCCAATTGATATGGTCAAGAAAGAAGAACGAATTGTTACTGGTGTTGCCACAGCAGACAATGTTGACAAAGTTGGCGATCTTGTAGATTTTAGCGCATCACTTGACGCATTTAAAAACTGGCAAGGCAACATTAGAGAGATGCATGCCCCGGTTGCTGTTGGAAGAGCGATTAGTCACAAAGCAATTAAAATGAAAGGTGTTGATGGTGAAGAATATAATGCAATTCAGGTTGAGGCATATATTTCAAAAGGCGCAGAAAGCACTTGGCAAAAAATTCTTGACGGAACACTTCGTGCATTTTCAATTGGCGGAAAAATTTTGAAAAAAGAGATAATGCAAAACAAGGTTCACAATGGTAGACCAGTGTATGTTATTAAAGAATACAATTTAGGTGAACTTAGTCTCGTTGACAATCCAGCAAATGCAATGGCGATAATCGATCTTGTCAAGAAAAATAATGCCGGTGTTCTAGAATATGTTCTAGAGCTATTGGAAGAAGAATTTGAAAAGAAACAACCTTTGAAAGATCCCAAGGGTGGATTAACCGCTGCTGGGAGAAGACACTTTAAACAAACTGAAGGCGCTAACTTAAAGCCCGGAGTTAGGGGTGCTACAGATACTCCAGAAAAAATGCGCAGAAAGGGTTCGTTCTTAACAAGATTCTTTACCAACCCTTCTGGCCCAATGAAGAAACCAAACGGGCAACCAACAAGGCTTGCTCTTTCAGCCGCTGCTTGGGGGGAGCCAGTACCAAGTGATGCTGCTGCTGCTGCACGGCTTGCGGCAAAGGGAAGAAGGCTTTTAGAAAGATATAGAAGGCAAAAGGAAACAAAGAAGTTTGATGGGAGCACTTCTGGTCTGGTTGACATGAATGAAGATTATGATTTAGACGCAGATGAGGCAGCAATTGAAGTATTACTAGATACCATCTTTGATGATCTAGGTGACGTTATTGAGCAGGGAAAGACCTATTTTGAGGGTATTGATTTAGAAAATGAAGAAAATCCCGAAATTGGATTGCTAAATGATGTAAAATATGATAAGGTAAACCCTATGGATAATTTAATTAATGGTGATGAAAATAAATTATCACTTGTTAAAAAGTTTGTTGCTTGGCTTAGTTCGGAGCCAAGCGATGTCAGTCTTAATAAAACTGACGATGCTGAAGCCACATCGGAGGCAGCAGTACACACTGAACAAATGGAGGAACAAGAAATGGATATTGAAATGTTAAAAGAAGTTCTTGGCTCCGTCATTGATCAGAAGCTTAACGACTTTGCCACTTCGCTTAAGGCTGAAGTTGAAGCAAATGTTGCTGCCAAGATCGATGATGTTGCAAAAAGCCTAGAATCGCAAAAAACAGAACTTGCTCAAAAGTTGGAAACAACTGAGAAGGCTCTGCAAGAACAGACTGCTAAGGTTCAAGAAATTGCAAACGCTGGCGCTGTTAAAAAGAGTGTTGACCCCGAAGACAACGATGAAGAGGAGACGGTTGTTAAGTCTACTCCACAGTCGGTCTGGAACAACATTTATCTACCTCAGGCTCTAATTGAGTCTTTGGGTTATAAGTCATAACAAGGAGGACTTAAATATGCCAACACAGGAAGAAATTCTTTCTAAGGCCGGCGAAGTCACTACGAGCGTCGTCGGAGCCGGTAGCGGTGGTCTGCTCAAGCCTGAGCAGTCAAATCGCTTTCTAGATTTCGTAGTGGATCAATCCGTTCTGATGAAGAACGTTCGCGTTGTGCGCATGCGCACACCGTCAGTTGAAATTGATAAGTTGTCAATTGGTGAGCGTCTACTTGCCAAGGCAACTGAGGCGAGCAACACTGGTACAAATGCAGCTGTTACCTTCTCAAAGGTTTCGCTCTCCAGCGTTAAGCTTCGTCTTGACTGGGCGCTCAGCACAGAGTCCCTGGAAGACAATATCGAGGGTGCTTCGTTAGAAGATCACATCGCTCAGGTTATGGCTCGTCAAACAGCCAATGACTTGGATGATTTGTTGATCAATGGCAACACATCTTCGTCCAATGCTCTTCTCAAGGCGCTTGATGGTTATCTCAAGTTGGCTGTTGCGGCGGCTGGTTCTACGGGTACGAAAATCGTTGATGAAGGCGGCAACAATGTTAGCCGTGCAACGTTTGATCGTATTCTGCGAAACATGCCGACAAAGTATTTGCAGAAGCGCAATGAACTGCGTTTCTTTAGTGGTCCCGGTATTGTGCAAGATGTTTCATTTAGCTTGCAGAATCCGAACACTGCAACTGCTGCAACGGCAGGTGCTCCGGCTCCTGGCTCAACATTTGGTGAGCAAGCGTTCTTGCAGGGGTCTGTCCGTGCAAACGGTGGTCCTGGTGCAACAGGCATTGCGCCATATGGCATTCCGCTAGTGGAAATCCCACTTATGCCGGAAACAGTGGCTGGTGACTACTCCGGTGCGGCCGGTAGTCACGGCTTTATTGAATTGATTTTCCCCAATAACAAGATTGTGGGCATGCACAGAGACATCACAGTGTATCGTCAATTCCAGCCCAAGACAGACACAATTGAGTATACGCAATTCCTCAGAGTAGGGTGTCAGATTGAACATTCTGATCACTATGTACTTGCAAAGAATGTGAAGTTGCGCACACTCTGATAATAACTAGTTAATGTTGATGGCGGGGTGGGGAAACATCCCACTCCGCCAAAAACATAATAGGAGTCCTATGACAGATAATATAATTAAAAGCGAAGATGTTGCCCCAAAGAAAACGACAAAACAAAAACCAAAAAAAGTAGAGTCGGCATCGACTAGTTGGGGTGAGAAAGTTGTTGTTTACTTTGAAGGAAGTGTGTATTCTTTTGTAGATGGAACTTCATTTACATATCAGAATCCAATGAAAGAATGGCCGGCTGATGATGCCGAAAGATTATTTAACATGGGACTTTTTAGAAGAGCGACTGACGAAGAAAAGAAGATATATTATAATAGTGTGGAGGCATAACAATGGCTGGCAATCTTTCTAATTATCTTGAGAATAAATTACTTGATCATTTTCTTGGCACAACAACATTTACTAAGCCAGCAGCCGTTTATGTTGGTTTGTATTCTGCTGCCCCCGGTGATGCTGGCGGCGGCACAGAGATTAGCGGTGGCTCATATGCTCGTCAATCTTCTGCATTTACTGCAGCCTCTAATGGCGAAACATCAAACAGTGCAAATATAGATTTTGTGAATATGCCAGCCGTTACCGTGGTTGCAATTGGTATTCATGATGCATCTACGAGTGGTAATCTTTTGCTGTGGGGAACTCTCACAACAAACAAAACAACGGATGCGGGAGATACGCTAAGAATTGCCACAGGCGATCTTGATATCACCATTGACTAAGGAGAGCCTATGAAAAGACAAGAGTTTAG